GAACCAAAGTATGTAGGTTATGGCGATTCTCTGGAATATGTTGGCGAAGACGAACCAACAGAAGAGGAATCCGAGGAGAATGAATGACGCTAAACAAATTACAAGCGACTTATCTCTTCCATTCATTAATAGCTGGATTTGTAATCGTACTCGTCTATTCTATTTTTGGATGGAAATTTCCATCATTTGGTGTATGCGTAGGACCGCTCTATTTGTTAGGAGTATTTATATACGGACTTTGGTTCTTCACCAGGAGTACAAGATGAGATTCTTAAAGGAAGGATACGCATGAAAACACTACAAGCCTGGTTAGCTCGGATCATGGCTTCAATAAAAGCCGTGATCAAAAAAGTCAAAGGAGAATCCCCAGAAAAAAAACCATCTCCCAAAGATCTTCTCGGCCTGCAAAAACAGTTCGACCGAGCTTTGGGTGCATTCAAATCCTTAGGCGAAGCATTCAAACCCAAAAAAGTTCCTAGGAAATTAAAGTCAGCAACTAAAAACAAGAACAAAAAACGTAACAAAATCCGTGCAAAGATGGCAGTAGAATCAAACCGAATTAATCGAATACGCGTAAAAAGGTGGAAACATTAACATTTGTGTCAGTAAAGTGTCACGTTTTGTCACTCTTGACAAAAAGGTGTCTGTGGTTTCCTGGCACGAGAAGGGCGCTTAGAGCGATTAAAGGACGTTTTGTGACACACTTGACACACTTATACCCTATGAACTTTTAAAAAGTTATAATAAAATAAGAGTTTATAGCAAAAACAAAGAAAGACCGTCAAAACGTCTGTTAGCAAGAATCGCAATTTGAAAGGAGTTTGAATGGATTTTTATCAAATAAAAGAGCGCACTACTAGAGACGGCGTTATCGAATTGTTTCCAGATTTTAAAGTCATGAGATCCAACGACCTTATGGTTCGCGGAAAAGGTTTCTATTCCATATGGGACGCGGAGAAAGGTTTGTGGTCTACAGATGAATACGATGTGCAAAGGCTTATCGACAATGATCTGTTAGAGCACAGAAACAAACTAGCAGGAAAAGGTGAACGAATAATTCGTGTAAAGTTTATGTCTGACTTCTCCACAAATGCGTGGAAGAATTTTAGGACATACATGAATAACATATCTGACAACGCAAAGCAACTTGACAAACATCTTACTTTCCAAAACACTAAAGTTAAAAAACGGGACTATGTTAGTAGACAACTCCCCTATATATTAGAAAAAGGGAAGACTGAGGCATATGACAAGTTAATGCATACGTTGTTTGATCCGGATGAGCTGGAAAAACTCGAGTGGGCATTAGGGGCAATCGTTGCGGGTGAAGCTAAAGATATTCAGAAGTTTATCGTACTGTACGGAGAAGGTGGCACTGGTAAGTCTACTTTCTTAAACTTAGTACAAAAACTGTTTCCTGGATATTATACGACATTCGAAGCGAAAGCCCTGGTGTCCATGTCAAATGCCTTTTCCACCGAAGTATTTCGGAACAATCCATTAGTAGCATTACAACACGACGGCGATCTATCCAATATCAAAGATAATTCGAAATTGAGTAGTCTTATTTCCCACGAAGAAATGACTATGAATGAAAAGTATAAACCGAGCTATACAGCTCGTGCAAATGCTTTTCTGTTTATGGCTACCAATAAGCCCGTCAAAATTACCGATGCAAAGTCGGGTATCATTCGCAGATTGATTGATGTTCAACCAAGCGGTAAGACGGTACCTATTACCCAGTACTATAGTTTAGTATCAAGAATGGACTTTGAACTCGGCGCAATAGCGCAACAATGTTTAGATGTGTATAGAAAATTAGGAAGGAATTACTATTCTTCCTATCGTCCATTAGGAATGATATTCGAAACGGACATATTCTTCAACTTTGTTGAAACACATTATTATGATTTTGTCCAACAGGGTGGAGTATCTCTAACTCAAGCATGGACAATGTATAAAGAATTTTGTGAAGAGTCTTTAATTGATTATAAACTGCCAAAGTACAAATTTCGTGATGAACTTAAGAATTATTTCGAGATTTTTGAAGCTAGAGCCTGGGTAGATGGCAAGCAATTTCGTAACTATTACTCTGATTTAATTCAGGAGAAGTTCAAAGACAAGAAACAAGAGTTTGAAGAACCTCCTCCGGGATGGTTAGCTCTTGAAGAAACTGAGTCTTTGCTTGATGAGGTTATTGCGGACTGTTCTGCGCAGTATGCGTCTGCTACTTATGAAACCCCACAAAAGAAGTGGGATAAAGTGAAAACAAAAGTATCAAGTCTAAAAACTAATAAGTTGCATTATGTTCAGCTTCCGCTGAATCACATAGTAATAGACTTTGATATTCATGACGATGACGGAAACAAGTCGCCTGAGCTGAATCTAGAAGCTGCGACGAAATGGCCTCCGACCTATGCAGAGTTTAGTAAATCCCAACAAGGTATACATCTTCATTATATTTATACTGGTGAAGATTCTACTATGTTAAGTCGTGTATATGATGAAGGGATAGAAGTAAAGGTATTTGTCGGAGATTCGGCTTTACGCCGAAAGTTAAGTAAATGTAACAGTAATCCAGTTGCACACATATCTACTGGTTTACCGTTAAAGAAGAAAAAAATGATAAATTTCAATGTTGTTCAAAGTGAGAAAGGTCTTCGCGACTTGATAAAAAGAAATCTTCGGAAGGAGATACATCCAGGCACTAAGCCGAGTATTGACTTCATTTATAAGATTCTTCAAGATGCGCATGAATCGGGCACGCCGTATGATGTTCGTGATATGCGTCCGGGGATTCTTGCCTTTGCGGTTAACAGTTCAAATCAATCTCAATATTGTGTTAAGTTAGTTAGCAGTATGATATTTGCCTCGGAAGAGCCAAGTTTCGATGTTGCGATTTATGAAGATGAACGGTTAGCATTCTTCGATGTTGAAGTGTTTTCGAATCTCTTTCTTGTGAATTGGAAGTATCAAGATAACGAGAACGAAAAACATGAGTGTATTCACATGATTAATCCTACTGGTCAAGAAATTGAAGATTTGATGAAGCTTAAGTTAGTCGGGTTTAATAATCGCCGGTACGATAACCATATGCTCTATGCGAGATATATCGGGTATGATAATCAACAACTTTATGAACTTAGCACAAAAATAATTGGAGGTGGAAAACGAGACTTGTTCGGCGAAGCTTATAATATTTCTTATGCCGATGTGTTTGATTTCAGTTCTAAGAAACAAAGTTTAAAAAAATTTCAGATAGAACTTGGAATTCATCATCAGGAACTTCCATTTCCATGGGATGAGCCGCTGGCAGAAGAACATTGGCCCCAAGCGATTGAGTATTGCGATAATGATGTTATAGCCACAGAAAAGGTATTTAATTACCGAAAACAGGATTTTGTCGCTAGACAAATTCTTGCAGATTTAAGTGGTTTAGTCGTTAATGACAGTACACAGACGCATACAGCGAAAATTATATTCGGTAACGATCCAAGGCCACAGAATAATTTTGTTTATACTGACCTTAGTGAACTGTTTCCGGGATATACATTTGACGCGGGAAAAAGTTTATATCGGGATGAAGATCCGAAAGAAGGCGGCTATGTTTATGCAGAACCAGGATTGTATCGCGATGTTGCAGTATTAGATATTGCATCTATGCATCCCACCAGTATTGAGCTTCTTGATTTGTTTGGTCCTTATACAAAGAATTACAGTGAGATCATATCTGCGCGTTTAGCAATTAAACGCAAAGAGTACGACAAAGCAAGAGGTTTATTAGGTGGTATTCTTGAAAGACATCTCGGTTCTACAGATGATGCCGAAGCCTTAGCGTATGCGTTAAAGATCATTATCAATAGTGTTTATGGACTGACTTCAGCAAAGTTTGCGAATAAGTTCAAAGACAATAGAAATAAGGACAACATCGTTGCGAAACGAGGCAGTCTCTTTATGATAGATTTAAAGCATGCATTACAAGAAGAAGGTATTAAAGTTGCGCATATTAAAACTGATAGCGTAAAATTACCAAAAGCTACAAAGAAAGCGATTAACTTCGTTAAGAATTTTGGTAAAGAATACGGCTATACGTTTGAACATGAGGCAACATATGATATGTTTTGCTTGGTTAATGATGCAGTGTACGTTGCGCGTAATGCTGAGGATAGTCATTGGGTCGCTATAGGTGCAGAGTTCCGGCATCCGTACATTTTCAAAACTTTATTCAGTCACGAGCCAATAGATTTTTGGGACATGTGTGAAACAAAAGCAGTCACCACAGCTCTATACTTAGACATGAATGAAGAGTTAGAAGAAGACGAACATAATTACCAGTTTGTTGGTAAAGCGGGTAGTTTTGTACCAATCAAGTCAGGTTTTGGCGGCGGATTGCTAATGCGAGAAAAAGAAGGAAAGTACTATGCGGCCACAGGAACGAAAGGTTGGCGTTGGTTGGAGTCAGAGATCGTTAAGGAAACAGGTAGAGAAGAGGATATTAATATAGACTACTTCCGATACTTAGTTGACAAAGCGGTCGCCCATTTATCCGAATTCTGTGAATTCGATGAATTAGTTAGTTAAATTGAAAGGAGTTTTAAATGCCACGTAAAAAACAAGAATCACCACCCGAAGTAAATAGTAACATAACAATTGAGAATGCGCGGATTGGATTCCGCAATTTCACAGGTAAAGAAAGCCAGTTCAATCGACCTGGTAGTCGAAATTTCTGCATATTCTTGGAATCAGAGTTGGCAAAGACTTTGGATGAGGATGGCTGGAATGTGAAGTTTTTGGAACCTCGTGATCCGGACGAAGATCGTCAAGCGTACTTGCCTGTTGAGGTAAAGTATATGCGTTATCCTCCGAAGATTACGCTCATTACTGGAGGCGGAATGCAGATCCTGGATGAGGATACAGTTAATATTCTTGATTGGGCTGAGTTTGAATCTGTGGATTTAATTGTCCGTCCTTACAACTGGGAGCTGAACAAGAAGAAAGGTGTAAAAGCCTATCTCAAGACCATGTATGTAACTATTGTAGAGGATGAACTCGCTAAGAAATACCGAGACGTTCCTGTTAGCGGGACAGCTGGCGATGAAGAATCCACTTGGGAAGAGTAAGTTATTCCTATATCAGCGCGATGCTGTAAATCAGTTAAAAACCGGCTCCATCCTTTGTGGTGGGGTCGGTTCTGGTAAATCTATTACGTCGATATATTACTACTATGCCATAGAGTGTAATAATAATCCAACGAAAGATTTGTATATTATTACCACTGCAAAGAAGAGAGATACACTTGATTGGGAACGTGAGTGTGCAAAATTTGCTTTATCGACGAATAGAAATTCGAGTATAAATAATGTTCAAGTAAAAGTTGATTCTTGGAATAACACAAAAAAGTACACTGATGTTAAGAATGCATTCTTTATATTTGATGAGCAGCGAGTTGTCGGTTCTGGAGCGTGGGTTAAGTCTTTTATCAAAATTACAAAAAAAAATAATTGGATTCTGTTAAGTGCAACGCCAGGAGATACATGGATGGATTACATTCCTGTATTTGTGGCAAACAATTTTTACAAAAACAGGACTCAATTTATACGACGTCATGTTGTATACAATTCCTTTGTTAGGTTTCCCAAAGTTGAGAGGTTCCTTGAAGAAGGGCGTTTGAATAGACTTAAACGCCAAGTCATTGTGATGATGAAATATGAAAAAAAAACAAAGAGTATTTATAAAACTTTGTGGGCAGACTATGATAAAGAGAAGTTGAAATTAGTTACACAAAAAAGATGGAACCCATTCACAGATAAACCGATAAAACAAATTAGTGAGCTTTTCGTTGCTGTGCGTAAAGTTGTTAATAGTGATCCGACACGTCTTAATATTATAAAAGAGCTATTAGAAAAACATAGAAAAATAATAATCTTTTATAATTTCAATTATGAGTTAGAGATCCTTCGCACGCTTAAAGAAATTCCCGATATGGAAGTGGCAGAATGGAATGGTCACAAACATGAGCCTTTACCAGAAGGAGAAAGCTGGGCATACTTAGTCCAGTATTTATCTGGAAGTGAGGGATGGAATTGCATCGAGACAAACATTATTGTTTTCTATTCGTTGAATTATTCTTATAGAATTATGACACAAGCTGCTGGGCGTATAGATAGAATGAACACGCCATTTGCAAATCTGTATTATTACAGAATTGTGTCGCCTTCATGGATAGATTCCGCGATAAGAAAAGCAATAATACACAAGAAAAACTTTAACGAATCGGAAATGAAGCTCGCACTAGAAACAAAGACTATAATAGAAGGAGAATGAAAACTCATTCTTTCTTCTTTGTCTTTAAGGAGTTCGATATGGCTTTAGAAAGCATAATACAAGCTTCAATAATTAGAGAACTTAAACGGCAGTATCCCGGAGCAGTCGTGTTAAAAACTGATCCGTCATATATTCAAGGATTTCCAGATTTATTGTTTTTACAAAGTAATTTCTGGGCTGCTTTAGAAGTTAAAGGGCTTGAAAATTCATCTCGTCAACCAAATCAAGAGTATTGGGTTGATAGGCTTGACTTGTTGTCTTTTTCTAGGTTCATATGCCCATCGAATGTAGATAGGGTTTTTGATGAAATGGATGACGCTTTAGGAGAGAGATGAAATTTAATTTGCATTACGATTTACTTGACCGGCATGCATTTCTATCAGCTTCCAATTATCATTGGTTAAATTATGATGAGGAAAAGCTTCGGAATGCTTATGCGAAATCGCAAGCTCAGTTTCGTGGAGTAGCTCTTCATGACTTTGCCAGGCAAGCAATTTTGCTTGGAATTAAACTTCCGAAAACTAAAAATCCGGTAAATCAGTTCATTAATGACGCTATAGGTTATCGTATGGCGCCAGAGCAAATATTATTTTATTCATATAATGCGTTTGGAACTTCTGATGCAATTAGTTTTAGAAATAATTTGCTAAGAGTTCATGATTTAAAAACAGGGTTGTCCCGTGTGTCTATGGTACAACTCGAAATTTACTCAGCATTATTTTGTTTGGAATATGATCAATTACCGAAGAATATAGACATTGAGTTGCGAATTTATCAAGCTTCAAAAATCATAGTACACGAACCGGCACATGTTAACACTCGTCGTATTATGGAAAAAATCATATACTTCGACAAGAAAATCGAGGAATTCAAAGCGGAGGAGTATAATCCATGGCAAAAATAATTAAGCATTTTGGCACAAAACGTCACTCCGGAAGATATCCTTGGGGTTCTGGCGGAGATCCGCATCAAAGAGGCGGCAATTTTCTTAGTTATATTGATGACCTAAAAGCAAAAGGTTTATCACAAAAAGAGATTGCTGCTGGTATGGGAATGAATACTAGGGAATTACGTGAACAACGTTCTATTGCTCGCGCAGAAAAACGAGCTGCTGATGCTGCCATGGCTTATCGTCTTAAAGAAAAAGGTTACTCTAATGTGGCTATTGGAGAACGAATGGGAGGGATTAACGAATCTTCTGTTCGTTCTCTATTAGACCCTGCTTTGAAAGATAGGGCTGCATCTACAGCTGTTACATCAACGGTATTAAAAGATGCTGTTGATAATAAAAGGCTTATTGATGTTGGAGTTGGTGTAGAACAACATTTGGGTATATCAAGAACAAAATTGAATACTGCAGTTGCTATGCTAAGAGAAGACGGTTATGAAGTATATAATTTAAAAGTTCAGCAAGTTGGAACTGGAAAATATACGACAGTAAAACTTCTTGCTTCTCCAGGAACTAGTTTCGCCGATGCTTCAAAAAATCGTGATATGATTTCGATGGTAGATGATTATTCTGAAGATGGTGGTCGGTCTTTCTTAGGTCTTGAACCTATTCGTAGTATAAATGGCGA